CTGCTGGCGTACCAACATTTGATTTTAGTCGTTCATAATAAGAACGGAATCGGAATGTTCCATAAGCCCTGCCTTGTGCAGGGTTTTTTCTTGTCTATTAGGTTAGAATAAAATTGTATAAATTTTTATCATGACATCTAGTCCTAAACCAGCAAAATCATTTATGAGAGCAATAGATCGACTTAAGAAAGCTGCAAATTTAGAAGCTACAAGAAAAGAAGTTACTTTATCTGATGGGACAGTCTTTGAGATGTGGGTTGCCCCATTAACGATGGCAGAAAGAGAAAGAGCACAAAAAGGATCTAAAACTGGTGATGCTAATGATTTTGCCTTAAGATTATTAATTTCTAAAGCTCAAGATGCAAACGGACAACGGTTGTTTGCTTTAGGTGAAATTGATGTATTAAAAAACGAAGTAAGAGATGCCGATCTTCAAACTTTGATGCTTGCTGTTATTTCTGACGAGGAAGAATCACTTGACCCAAAGAACTAAGTAAAGAGCTTCGTAAAGATAATTTGTTAATGCTTCAATTTGGCATTGCTAAAGAGTTAGGGAAGTCTCTTGCAGAAGTTAGGCAGATGACGTTAGAAGAAATCATAGGTTGGAGTGCTTATTTTCAAGTTCTTAACGAAGATCAAGAGGAAGAAATGCAAAAAATCCGCAGACGTAGGTAAACTACGGTGAACGAAGGATTTTAATCGTGGCTATAGAATCAAGAATAGATATTATTGTTAAAAATTTAAATAAGCTTAATGATGTATCTAAAAGCTTACAGCAGATACAAAAGTCAAATGAAGAGCTAGTTAAAGGGTTAAATCGTTTAGAAAAAAAGTTAAATAGTGTTGAAAAGCAAGGGAGTGGTGTCTTTTCTTCTATGAGTCAAGATGCTTCTGTTGCCGCAAAAAATGTTGGTAAAGTATCAAGAGCTTTTGATAGGTTTAATTTATTTGGAGGGAAAGGTTTAGGAGGTAAAGCTGGAGGAGGAGGAGGGATTTTATCTGGAATGTTAGGTGGATTAGGTGGTGCAGGTGCAGTTGCAAGTATGGGTTATAAAAATCAAACAGATGCCTTATTGGGATTAGGTAACGGAATTAGTTCTATCGTGGACAAGATTCCCATAGCTGGGAATGCCATGTCTAATTTTACATCGAACCTTGCACAGTCAGTAGTTCCTACAACTGCTTTTGAAAAAGCTTTATATGGAGTAGGAGATCAGTTAATGGCTCATCCTCAATGGTATGGGGCTGCTGCTGTTGCTCTTATGGCATTGGCAGGGCCATTGAAAAGTGTTGCAGTATCGGGTCTTGGAAAATTAGGTAATGCTTTAAAACAAAACAAAAAAGATTTAAACACGTTTAAAGCAGCAACGGTAGAAGCGGCTAGGGGTATGGATGTTCTCGTAAGAGGAGCATCTCTTCGTGAGTTAAATCAGTATGTTTCTGCTGCCAAAAAAGAAATGGAAAGTTTTTGGCACATGACGGGAAGGGCTGAAACAGCCGCAGGAGAATTAGCTATAGCGTTAAGAAAACAGGGATTAGAGCAAAGAGCTATAAATGATTTGCTTCTTAAAGCACAGGGAAAAGCTACATCGTTTGAACAATATCAAAACAAACAAGCTTTAGGGGAGCAAAAAGCTGCTTCTCTGGAAGCAGATAAAGTATGGAGGGCAAGAGCTAAAGAATATGAAATAGCACAAAAACTTGAAGTAGCAAGGAAAAAAGAATTGCAAGATATGGGAAGAATAGGAGCAAGAGCAAGAAAAAGAGCTGCGACAAGAAGAAAAGAGATCAACTCTAGATTTAGAGAAAATTTAATGCTTGGAGCTGGTTTCCCTATGTTATTTGGTGGGGGATTAGGTTCTATTGCTGGTGGTGTTGGCGGTGCTATAGCTCAGAAAGGAGGGAAAGGGTTTGGTGCTCAAATCTTCTTTAGTGCTTTAGGTCAACAATTTGACAGTCTTGTTTCTTCAATGGTTGCAAGCACAGCAAAGCTAGGTAAGGCGTTTAGTGACATAAAACCTGACATTGCGACATTAGTAAGTGCTCTAGGCGAGACAGATACAGCTTATGGGCAACATATTTCTGTTCTTGAACAAATAAAAGGGAAAGAATCTGCATTTGAAGAAGTAAGAAAACGAATGATTAATCTTGTCGGAGCTAAAGGTGTAAAAGCTTTGCGTGAATTTGGCGACCAAGTAACAGAATTAGCTAGTGAGTTCTCAAAAGCAATGACACAGATGAGATCTTCTTTTGCAAAATGGTTAAATAGAACAGGTATAGGTAGAGGTATTACTGGTCAATTAGAAAAGGCTAATTTACAAAGACAAGCTACATATTCAATGGAAGATGGCACAGCTTCTTCCGAAATGGTGCAGTTGCAAGAGCAATTAGAAAAATACAGTAAACCTAGATGGCAAGGTGGTGATCTTGCTAAATGGAACGAAACTATTGATAAGATTGTTGATCTTCAGCGTAAAATTAATGAAGGTGATCCTTTGTTAAATAAAGGTGCGTTAAAAGCACAAGAATTACAAAAAGAGATTGATTTATTAGAAAGATCTTTGCAAGTAGGGACAAAGAGAGCAGGAATAGAAAGGGAAGTAGCTGAGTATTACAAAGCCCAAGGTAAAGATGTTGAGAATATAGATAAAAAAGAAAAGGAAGCTGTAATAACTCAATTAGAAAAACGAGATAGATTACAAGAACAATTAGAAGTATGGGAACAAATTAAAAATACAATTGCATCAGGTCTTACAAATGCGATTACAGGATTAATAGAAGGAACTAAAACATTAGGTCAATCATTAGCTGATATTGCTAAACAAATAGCAAATTTAATTCTTCAAAAAGCAATTTTATCTGCTGTAGATAAAGCGTTTACTTTTGGATCTGGAGGTGTAACAACAGGTGAAACTACTCCTGTTAATAAATTTGCAACAGGTAGACGCATTACAAATTATGCAACAGGAGGCATGGCTACGAAACCTACTATTGCACTTGTAGCAGAAGCTGGAGAGAACGAATATGTTATTCCTGCATCAAAGATGGCTTCAAGTATGCAACGCTACTCAGCAGGTGCTAGAGGTGAAGCTGTAATCCCTGGTACTGGTTCGTCTCATGCAGGAGGCGGTGCAGGAGGATCTACTACTGTTAATTACTCTGGCCCTATATTGAACTTCAACTCTGAAGAGTTTGTTCCTAAATCTGCTGTAGGACAAATCATTGCAACAGCCACATCAAGAGGTGCTAAAGCTGGAGAAGCTAGAACATTATCTAGTCTTCAAAATTCTCGTAGTAGAAGGAGTAATTTAGGATTATGAGTCTTGTTGCTTTAACTAATTTTATTACTATTACCAATCCAAATGGTTCAGTAGCAAATATTCCTGACAAGTTTCAAAACGGAAGACACTCTCCTGCAATTAGTGGATTTCAATATCTTTCGTTTATTTATCAAGGAGCTGCAAGAAATAGATCTGGAGACAATATGACTTCATCATTATTACTTGCAAACAATGAGTTAAGTATGAATTATGCACAACAAATTGTAATTAATAAATATCATGTAAAAGTAGAAACTTGGTTGATGACAGAAGCATTTGAAAGAAGCAAAGAATTAACAGAAGAGCAATGGTTAGCCTCTTCTATGTCATACGATCCAGAATCAATAGAAATTATTCTTTCTTCTGCTATTGATGCTGTTGGTGCAAACGCTCCAGATAAAGTATTAACGAGAGATATTGTCGGAGCCTTACCGATTACTGGATCAATTCAAAACAGGTGAAACCACATCAATTAATTGGATTACCTTATCGTTTAGGAGCTGATCCTGAAAAACATAAGGCTGGTGATTGCTTGTCTTTGGTTCGTACAGTATTGGCAAATTATGGTTTTACCGTTCCAAAAGGAGAGCGTGATTGGTATCGAAGATTAAGGAAAAAAGACTATAGTATCTTTTTTGAAGAATTAAATAGGTGGGGAGTTGATTCACCCCCTAAACTAGGGACAATTGCTTTATGCAAATCAGATGATGGTTATGGCATGGCAACTTTTTACGAGGAAGGATGGCTGAGTTACCAAAAAACATTAGAAAGCCAAGTGGTGATTTGGTCGCCCCTAAACGCCCTCATGGTAGAAGGCTGTTATTACCAACGGAAGTAGAACTATGTAATCTTTTAAATTTAAGTGAAGATGAATATTGGTATTTTTTAGATACAACTGCGGCATATAACGGACAAAGACCAGAAGGGTATGAGTTGATTCCAGATATAAGAAATGGTGCTATTGCTGCTTGGGCTGCAACAGAAGCAGGAAAAGCTATTTTAATTAAAATAGGAATAGCTGTAGCTGCTGCAACTGTTTCTTACCTTTTAACACCTAAACCAAAAGAATTAAAATCAGGTGGTAGCAGACGAACTGCTGATGCAATTGGTAATACTAAGTTTGCTCCACAAGCTTCTTTTAATTCAATACAAGAGTTAGCAAATATAGGTGATGCTATTCCTCTTATTTTTGCTAATCAAATTGAAAGGATAAGTTCATCAGGAAAATATATTTACGGTGGTATAAGAGTTAACAGTCAACTTTTATGGTCGCAATTTGTAAGTCTTGGTAAGTATCAACAATTAAAAGCACTTGCTTTGTTTTCTCATGGAGCAATAGCAACCGATCCTGATTACGAGGGTTACGCTGTAGGAGATACGCTTTTAAATACTTATAACGCTCATAAAGTTGGTCTTTATTTTAG